GCCGTAAGGCTTTCGTCAGTATTACTCATACCATAGGTTTAACCGCCTATCCCGGTGGGTCATCTCTAGCAATCTAGATGATATTGAGTTACTGGTAACCATTACCCCAACCCAAGCAGCCTACCCCTTACAGGGTGAACTTGCGAACTCTTTGGTTTAGATCAACCTTAGAGCGGGATGGTAGAAGTCCCTCGGAACCATCGCGGCTTCCGACTTGCTTCTGTGACGTGGATTAGTCATGATCAAATCGTCCATTTATATATATATACAAATGAAACAATTTTTAACACCTAATCCAACTCTTTCTCGAAAAGTCCAAAACGTTGGCTTCCTACAGAAATCTCTGTATTATTCCTTCGTTCGGATTCTCGTTTGGAGTCTACGCCTTGATCGATCCAGCTACATGCTTTTGGCTAACCGGGTGCACAAGATCTGATGTCAGTCGGGAACTCTGTTCCTGGTCCGATATCTGAAGGAGGCCCACTTGGTAATCCAAAAATATGTTTCCAAGGAATATATGTACGTAAGTACTTTCCCCCTTGGACTCGTAGCCGGGCTTCCTACGATTGTCCCAGGTAATCTCCGTCTCCTTATAAAGAGAGGTGATCTTGAAACAATCCGAGGATGCTTGGCTTTTCTGGCAGTGTTTAGGGTTCTTAAAGTACCCTCCGTCTTAAAGCTGGAAACTATTACTGCTCCCTTTACAGGGATCAGCTCTAGCATACCAAACCTGGAACTAGCACAAGTATTTAAAATGCTTGGACATAGCCAGTTTAAGATGAAGGATTCCTTGAAGTTCCTTAGACTAAATACCGCCGGTCCCAATGGTAATCCATCCGTTTTGAGCCTACACTTAGATGTGGAAGCTTGGAGGGTATCACCGTTGAGACCGTCTCTAGAACAGTTCATCACGTTACTAGAGGGCCCCAATTCCCCATTTCTAGCTCTTCTCCAGAGAGAGTGATCTAATCCAGTAGTAGAATTTTCTACTAGAGTAAATCTCAAACTCGGGAAATTAGCTATTAAGGAGGAGGCGGCTGGTAAAGCAAGGGTATTTGCAATTACGGATGCTATTACTCAATCCGTGATGTATCCCTTGCACCAGTTCCTGTTCTCCCTTCTAAGAAGCATGGTCACAGACGGTACCTTTGATCAAGGTGCCCCTTTGACCCGGTTATTAGAGTTAAAGGCGAACGGCGAATTGGGCGATCATCACTTCCATAGTTATGATCTTAGCGCTGCCACGGACAGGCTACCTATACAGATTCAGCAGGATATCCTAGGATATTATACAGGATCGGTAATAGCTAGTCTGTGGGCCAAACTTCTGACGGATCGGGATTGGTATTTAAAAACCACTCCTTACAGATATGAAGTTGGGCAACCGATGGGGGCTTTAAGTTCATGGGCTATGTTAGCATTGACACACCATTATATTGTCCAAGTAGCGGCACTAAGGGTTGGAATTAGACAATTCAACCATTATGCTGTCCTCGGGGATGATATAGTGATAGCCAATGATCTCGTCGCAGCTTCTTACCATTCTTTGGTGACACAGTGGCTAGGAGTGGGTATTAACCTCTCTAAGTCCCTGGTCGCTAAGGATTGTTTTGAATTTGCTAAGAGATTGGTGACCGTGACTGGAGAAGTAACCCCTCCTGGTCCGAAGAACATCCTGTTGGCCTTGAAAAGTTTGAATGGAATTCCTTCCATTCTACTTGACTTGATCAACAAAGGGTGGTCTATTTCGGAACAGGACGTTACCGAATACTTCAAACGGATTCCCTCTGTAAGGAGGAAATCAGCATTGGAGCAGCTCCAGTGGGTGGTGAAAGGACCTTTTGGTTTTATACCAACTAGAGATGGTCTGTCATCTTCGATGAAGCTGAACAGATCGCTAATCTCTATAAAGGTTGATTCCCTACTTGCGAGCATCGACGACGCACTTGAAGAAGCAAAGTATAGATCCTACACCTCATCGGTGGAGAAATCTCATAATTCGTTATCC